CAATACCTCACCGAGAAGGGTGCTAAATAAACATGGCATACGAGATTAATAATTATTCCGTAAGAGCAACCTTTGTTGCTGGTGCGGATTTGTCAGCAAAGCAATACACATTCGTTAAGTTGAACTCATCAGGACAGGTAATTGCGGCCGCGGCGGCAACAGATGTTCCTATCGGAGTTCTACAAAACAACCCAGTATCAGGTGCAGAAGCATCTGTAACTATCGTAGGCGGAACAAAGATTGTCGCGTCAGCCGCGGCAACACTTGGAACTGCACTAAACTTCGGAACATCTTCAGCAGGTAAGGCGGCTACTCTTGCAGTAACCGACACCACTAAGTATGTTCTTGGCGTTTATCTTGAGGCACCAGCCGCTGATGGCGATATCGTTGCCGCAGTTGTTAACTGCGCTACACCAACAAGAGCGAACTAAGGAGCCGAACTTAAATGCCACAACCAACGTTAACCGACTCGCACATTGATGCGATTCTCACAAACATTTCTGTTGCTTACATGCAGAAGCAGGATAACTTTATCGCTGATAAGGTCTTCCCTGTAATCCCAGTTGACAAGAAGTCAAACAAGTATTTTGTTTACACAAAGAACGACTGGTTCCGCGACGAAGCACAGCGCCGAGCAGATGCAACCGAATCAGCAGGTTCAGGTTACTCACTCACAACTGGCACATACAACGCAGATGTATGGGCATTCCACAAGGACATTGGCGACCAGACACTTGCTAACTCAGATGCACCATTGAATCCACTTCGCGAGGCTTCAGAGTTCGTAACACATCGCCTTCTACTTCGCAAGGAACTTCAGTTCGTATCAGACTTCTTCACCACTGGTGTATGGGGTACAGACGTAACTGGCGTTTCAGGCTCACCATCTACTGGTGAAACTCGTCAGTGGTCTGATTACACAAACTCAGACCCAATCAACGATATCGAAGCCGCTAAGTCTTCAATTCTTTCAACAACTGGACAGGAAGCAAACACTCTTGTTCTTGGATACGAAACATTCCGTCAGTTGAAGAATCACCCGGACCTAGTTGACCGTATCAAGTACACATCTTCACAGACAATCACAACCGACATGCTCGCGGCAATGTTTGACATTCCACGCGTAATGGTTGCAAAGGCTGTCAAGGCAACAAACAAGGAAGGCGCATCAGGCGCATACTCCTTCGCATACGGCAAGGGCGCAATGCTCTGCCACGTTGCTCAGAACCCGGGTGTACTTACACCATCTGCTGGTTATACATTTAACTGGACAGGTGTTTCAGGCGGACTTGGTGCCAACATCGGTACATCTTCATTCCGTATGGAATCAATCAAGGCAACTCGCGTTGAAGCAGAAATGGCGTTTGATAACAAGGTAATCGGTTCAGACCTCGGTTACTTCTGGACAACAATCGTCGCTTAATTCGATTAGTAAGGGAGGGGAGAGTCAGAAATGGCTCTCCCTTTCTTTCATAGCAAAGGAATAAAATGAAAGCAAAAATCCTCAAGAAATTAACAAATGACGGAAAAGAATTAGAAGTAGGAACAATCGTGGATGTAAGTGGATGGCGTAACGCTAAGTCACTTGAAGGTTCGCGGTATATTACTTTTGTATCTGAAGAAGAAGCAAAAGCGGCAGAACCAAAAGTTAAGAAAGCAACCGTAGAAAATTAAAGCGTAGGGGTGGATTATGGCAATTCCGGGCAATTTAAGTCTTGTTACTGTTACAGGAACTTACATTGATATTTCCGGCGTTGCTATTGCCGGACAGGTTAAGTTCACCCCTCGCGCTGTTCTTCGTAATACAACCTCAAATGTAATCTTAGTTAACAGTACAATCGTTGTAACACTTGATGCTAATGGTTCGTTTAGTCAGCAACTTGTAGCAACAGACGATGCCGATGCTTCTCCAGTAAATTTCTCTTACTATGTAGAGGAAGCATTTGTTGGTGGTCGCTCATTTGATATCCTTTTACCAGCCGCTACTGCAACAGTAGATTTAGCCGATGTGTCGCCTGCTGTGGCAAACGATGGAACTGGCGCACTCTATATTGCCGCCGCCGAGTTTAATGCTTATTCGGCTCGCCTCACAACCGTGGAAGGGCAAGCAAGTGGCGTCACAACATTCTTAGCCTCTTTGCAATCTGCACTGAGTTCGGCAATTACTAATTCAAACACTTCAAGAACGCTAGTCAGTTCTTATGTCCGAGCAATCGGTGGCATAGCCGATAATGGAGTTTTATACCCTTCAAGGGCGTACTAATGTTCGGAATGACTCCTATTCAAATGGTTATCAGCCTTGTTGCAATTACAATTATTGCCTGTTGGTTGGGAGATAGGTAATGGCACTTCCCGGCAATATAACCCTCATCACTTTAACTGGTCAGTATTTAGACTTTCAAGGTGCCGCTATTGATGGACAAGTAAAGATTTATCCTTCTCAAGTTCTTATAGATTCAGCCGCAGATAGAATTATTATTCCCACTGTTATTACAACAGATTTAGTCGGCGGCTCTTTTAGTGTCTCAGTCCCAGTCACAAACGATGCCGATGTAACTCCAGCGAACTTTACTTATCTTTTTGAAGAATCTTTTGAAGGTGGAACTACTTATATTATTTCGCTTCCTTCTTCTTTAGGTGCCACCGTAGATATTACCGACCTTCGGGCTGATGCAACAATTGTGAATTATATTCAACCCGTCGCATATCAACTATGGCCTCCCCTTCAAGCAAGAACTGTTACTCAAGAAACCTACTACACCGGAGTTACGCTTCCTGTTACAACTTTACCTATCCCCGCAACCTATGAATGGCTTTATCTTTACTTCGATACCTATGCCACCTTGGCAAGCACTTGGGGAACTTATGCGAATGCCGCGCCCGCAAGTTTAAGTTTGAGTAATGCTCGTATTCAATTAATTTATGACCGCATGACTCGCCTTAATAACTACACAGCAACCTCAACTGACCTTAGAGAGACAACTAATGGTGGCGCGTTAAGCGTGAGTGGAAATTATGCAGTAACGGCTAAATGGGGAACCTACGCCAATGTTGCTAACGAGTATCTAAATTACAACGCCCTTACTGGTGCAAGCATGAATTGGACTTATGCTCAAATTGGAACCCTTATTGGACAGATGGGTAATGCTTTAGATACGGCAGATGTTTATGACTTAACTCTTACAGATAGATTGTTGAGTCTTACTAGAACTGTTGCTGGTAATGACTACGGCGCACTGACTCGTTCCTTCTTTACCTATGCCGTAACCGCAAGCACATTCCCGACATACGCCGTACTCGGCTCGACCACTTTTTCTAATACTTTGCGCGACTGGGCTGATAGACTTCGTTCTACGGCTAATAGACCTCATCAGTTACTAGGTAGGAGTTACAGGTATGGCATTAACGTATAAAGTTTTAGGCCAATCTGCCCCTGCCGCCGCGACCCTGACAGATATCTATACCTGCCCATCTGCCACCTTTGCTATCATCAATTCCGTGGTAGTTTGTAATACAGCATCTTCCTCTTCAACTTTTAGAGTCTCAGTTGCCAAAGATGGTGCGGCTGATACTTTGGCACAATATGTGGCTCGTGAAATTATTATTGCTGGAAACTCAACAACAGAATTAGCCCTTGGTATTACTATGGATGCGGCAGATGTTCTTAGAGTTTACTCAACATCTGGTAGTCTTTCATTTAACGCCTTTGGCGTGGAAATCGTTTAGGAGGCATAAATGCCAACAACTTCAGGCGGTATTAGATACCCAGCATCGACAGATGCAATTAACATTCCTTTGGATATGCAGAACCTCGCAAACGATGTTCAGACCTACATTACGGCTAACGCCCTAACCACAACAGGTACTTATACTCTTACCAATAAAAAGATTGGTTCAACTGGTCTTACTTTTACTGGTTCATCAGGTCAAACAACTTACACCACTACACTTCAAGCAACTATTCCAACATCAAACCAAACAATCACTTTTCCAAATGCAACAGGAACAGTATCTTTGCTTACCGCGACTGAGATTCTTTCGAACAAATCTTTTGCAAGCACATTCACAGTCAATGGTGGGTCTTCAGGTGCCGCAATTATTGCCGCACCTGCCGCCGCCGGAACTCCAACTCTAACTTTGCCTATTGTTTCAGGAACATTTGCTTTGACCGATGACATCGGAGCAGGAGAAATGCTCAATGTCATGGGAGTTTACGGCTCATAATTGAACACTATTATGGCAGAATAGCCATAGAAGAAAGAGGAATCTAAATGGCAGTTAATACACCAACAGCGTTTGCGCGAGGCGCCTTTGCGACTTCGAACGCAACTCTGTACACAGTCCCAGCCTCGACAACAATGATTATTACTAACATCGTAATTGCTAACACAGCCGCAACAGCAGGAACTTTCACTATAACTTTAGACGGCGTTGATTTGTTTAAGACAGTAGCAATTGCCGCTAACTCAACTGTTGTTATGGATATGAAGCAAGTTATGACAACTACTAAAGTTCTTGCAGGTTTTGCATCAGCCGTAACAGTCAATTACCACATTAGCGGAGTAGCGAGCGTATAATGGCCCTAGCAACTTACCCAGCAGTAGCCTCTCCTATTAAATCCATTCAGCGTGGAAGCGCGGCTGGCGCAGGAACAGTAACTATTACAGCAGTTGATATTAATAAATCATTTGTTAATATCCAAGGAACGGTTGGTACAGGAACGGTTTCTGCTTCATTTAATATGAGCATGAACGCGGGCGCTATGACAGTTCCTGGCGTTGCTGGTCACGCAACAAACTTTGGTGAATACTGGGCGCCTTCTAGCGCCAGCGTTGATGCAGGTCAGTCTGGTTGGACTCGCGTGAACGCTTGGGCATGGAACAAATCAGCAACAGTAAACTCTGGCAACGCATCAGTTGGTGCTGGTTCTAATAATCTAGTTGCAGGTGTAATTCAAGGATATCTTTCAAACTCAACATCACTCGTTGTATCAGGTGCTTGTCGCTGGGAAGTTGTGGAGTATAACTAATGAAAACTTTTATTCAATTGCGCGATGGTATTGGTTTTGCTGTTATTAAAACAGCAGGAGAAGACCCTGACCATTCTATAACCCCTGACCACACAACGGCTATTTCTGTTGAAACAGATAACCCAGAAGAATTTTTAAATAAAAAATATGACGAAAAAACAAAAACATGGTCAGAGGCTGAAGTTATTTTTTATGCAGAAGTTGATTCTAAAGGAAAGCCAATAGAATTTAAGCATACTTATTTTTCACATGAAGCAGAAGGTAAAGCAATAGTTACAGAAGAAATAGACCACAGATGGACATGGAATGGCACTGAATGGGAAAAACCATACATTGATGCCGAGGAAGTTATTCCTATGCAATCTATCGAGGCGCCTTTATCAGAAGATGAAAAAGATGCAGAAATTAAAAGACTGCGAGCACTCCTAGAAGAAAAAGCATAGAGTAGTAATTAACAACAATTAATGTTACGCTCCCTTTATTACTAAAGGGGGCGTAATGTTTTTTAAATCAAAAACTATAATTACTTTTACAAATTTGCATGAGTATCCTGAACTATCAGCACCTCAGCCAGCCTCAAAAGTAATACCTACTTGGTATAAAGAAACAACCAATTGGTATCCTGAAAGTAAAAATCAAACTCCCGAGAGTTATCCTACAATTAAAAAATGTATGCCAGTTTTTGATTCAATGACTGCTGGTTATATTCTTAATACACCTGCTGATGTTTTTGTAAGTGATAAATTAGGTGAACCTTATTATGAAACAAGCGTTCCTAAAATCATTGAACATCATCCTTTAAAGCAAGGACATAAACACCCTAATCAAAATAGTTTTTCATTTCCAAAATGGATTAATGGTTGGGGAATCAAAACTCCCAAGGGTTACTCTTGTTTATTTTTACCACCAATGCACAATTCCAATATATGGTTTGAATGTTTGCCGGGTATTGTAGATACAGATACATATACGGCAGGAGTTAATTTTCCGTTTGTTCTTAAAAATCCTTCATTTCAAGGATTGATACCTGCTGGCACACCAATGATTCAAGTAATTCCATTTAAACGCGATGAATGGAAGTTTGTTAGAGGTCAATCAAATGATTTAGAAGAAGCAAAAAATGTTAATACGGAATTAAGTGTTAGATTTTTTAATAGATATAAAAATCTATACTGGACAAAAAAGAATTGGTCAATTACGGACTTTGATAAATGAAATCTAAAAAACAAATAATAGAATTTGCTTGTGAAGGTGAAATAATTGATTTACCAAAACCAGCAAAGTTGTTTATTCCTGAGTGGTATAAAAATAGCCCGAAGCCTAAAGATAGTGATTTAAAATGGAGTGGGAATGAACCGATTAAAAGTTTTAAACATTGTGCTCCATTTTTAGATGGAATGCTAAGTGGCTACATTGCTACTTTATGGGTCGATGTTTTTGTGGATTTTGAAAACGATATGCAAGTATTTCGCCATCGCCAAAGCGAGTATGACCCAATAGCAGAAAGACCAATTGACCTCAATGATAATCTTCCTGTTCCTATTGGTTTTCACCCGAGAAGATTCACATGGCGTTCTCCATTCTTTATAAGAACGCCTAAAAATTATAGCGTGTTTATTACACACCCTATAAACAGAGATGATTTACCTTTTAAAACATTATCTGCTGTTGTCGATAGTGATGATGTTATGACTACTGGAAATGTGCCTTTTTTTATTAAAGAAGGCTTCACGGGTATTATTAAAAAGGGAACTCCTTTATTTCAAATAATTCCTTTTAAAAGAGATGATTGGGAAAGTGTCGAAAATAAAAACATTATTAAAATTGGCGGATTAAATCAAAGACGCGCTCATTCTGTAATCAGTGGTTGGTATAAAAAAAATCAATGGAAGGTTAAAACATATCAATAATGGTTACTGTTTATTGGTCCCCTTGGTATCCAAGCGATACCTATGCCTCAATGCACCTTTTATACGATGAGCCAGTATCTTTATTGCAAGATATTAAATATCAACAAAATAAAGAAAATAAAAAAGAAAATTGGTTTCAATGTCATGCTTTTTTACATAATGTAAAGAATACATTTGTATTAAAGTTTCCAAGTCCTATTTCATTTCACATAGATAAAGACTTTGGAATTGTTAGTTCAGATTATGGTAAATCGGATATTAGTGTAGTGGCAAATAAACAACCAAGCGTAACGGATGCTTATACATTTAGTATTTTAAATAACTGGATATTTTGGTCTGAAGAATCATTAGAAATTACTTCAACACCAGCCTATTTACACAAACCAGTTTTTGATGGTTATTATGTACCGGGTTCATTTAATATCAATTCTTGGTTTAGACCTCTTGAAGCCGCAATTCAATTAAATGAAAAAAGTAACTATGTTGAAATTAAACGGAATGACCCAATGGCTTATGTAAAGTTTCATACTAATGAGCCTGTCGTTTTAAAAAGATTTAATTTAAGTAATGAACTTATTCAATTATCTCAAGGGTGTATAAACTATAAAAGATTTGAACCTAATAAAGGATTATCTTTTTTGTATAAGAAATTTCATGCCAACGGTATGTCTAAGTTAATATCAAAAGAAATTACAAAAAACATAATTAATTAAATTATAAAATCCACATTTACAACGCAACGATAACCGTTTATTTGTGGAGATGTTGAAGCATGATATTGAAAACCATCAAACACAATACCTAACCCCCGTTTAGGGGAAACTCGAATCTGTTCAGTCAAAGTGTCTTCTGTTGCTGGATTATTTTCAGACCAAAATTGATTAAAAAAAATTGTATCTCCATCAGAGTCATTTACATAATAAAGAAAAACTTTATGTTCATAATTTTGGTCAATATGCGGAGAGTGATATCCAGTATTACTACTTTGAGTCAATATATTGCTTTTTATTCTTCGTACGGTTTTAACATTTATGTTATGTTTGTTTGTGAATTTATAAAGCAATTCGAGAGTAAGTAAATGAAGTGGATGGTCCATATCGATATTGCTCACAAATTGAAATGATTCGTTTTGTGAAGACAAGGCTTCTCCATTGGCACTTTTTGTATTAGTCCAAGGATTAAACTTCCATGGGCTATTATTTAAAAGAGTTTCTTCGTAGAATTTAGCCTCATCTTGTGTTAAAAACTGGTCATCTTGAATAATCATAAAACGAGCCTACTCTTGTGTCGGCGCGACTTCAAGGCGAGTGGGGGCAAGGCGTGTAACATAAGGGTATGACTTTTACCTATGTAGGACCAGCGACCTCAGACCGCGATAAGGTCCGTTTTCTTATCCAAGATACTGACTCAACGGCTCCCCACATGACCGATGAGGAAATTAACTGGCTTATCTCTGAATGGGCTGATGTTTATGATGCCGCCGCAAACGCCGCTGACGTCCTTGCCGGACAATATGCTCACAAGGCTGATTATTCAAAGTCTGTTGGCGACCTATCCTTAAACGAAACTTTCTCAACTCAATCACAGCGTTTTTCTGCTTTAGCCTCAAGCCTTCGTTTAAATCGTATGCGCCGTTACGCGCCTTCATGGATTGCAAATGCAGATTCGCTCAAATCCACAGCGGACCGGAATGTAACTACTTACAATACGGATGCGCACCTTGGTCAAATGGATAACCCTCGTTCTGATACTCAAGAAACAAATTCACAATAATGGCACTACCTACAACATGGCAGGGTCCGGAAGGTATTGATTCTAAATTTTATGAAATGATGCCGGATACGATTACATTTAACGCCGGGTCAGCAATTGATAAATACGGTAAGCGTACTTATGGTGGAACTGTCACATCCGCCCGCGGGCGCGTGATTTATGAAACACGTCTTATGAAAGATGCCGAGGGCCAAGATATAGTTTCAACAGGTCGAGTAATTTTGTATGGTCCTTATGCCTCTTTAACTCTTGCCGACAAAATAACTTTGCCTAATTCAACTACGCCAGTAATTGTGGGGCTTGAAACCAAAAAAGATACTGGTGGAAATCATCACACGGTCATTCATTTTGGTGTTTAATGAAAATTATATTTCCTGACCTTGAAAGAATTCAAAAAGCCCTAGCAGAATCAGGACCAGCCGGAGCAAAAGTTGCGGCTATGGCTTTACGCAGTGAGGCGCAAGATGCTTTTGCCGTATCTCAAGATGAAGTCCCGGTTGATACCGGAGCCCTGAAAGCCTCTGGACGTGTTCGACCAGAAACTGGAGTCTTCACGCGGGCGGGGGAGGTCTATGTAGAACTCACCTATGGTGGAACTGCTACCGAATACTCAATTTATGTTCACGAAAATCTTGAAGCAAATCACCCTCATGGTAAGGCAAAGTATTTAGAGGACCCTATGACCCGTCAGGTTAACGGCATAAGTGGGCGCATTGCTGATAAAGTTGAGCGGGCTACGAAAGGGATGTTACGTTGATACTTGAAGCGCTAGGCGACTACTTAGTTACCAATTCTCTTGGCACCCTTGGGACTAATATCTTTTTAAGCAAGATGCCAGCAAGCCCTGACTACTGCATTTGTTTATATGAATATGAAGGCATGGGTCCGGAAGAATCTTTTGGAAACACTGCCTACGACATTGATAAACCTCGAATTCAAATAGTTGTAAGAGGCGCTCGCGACGATTATCCAACTGCTCGCGATGGTGCAAAAGTAATAAGAGACCTTTTAGCAAACATCACGAACGTCACGATTTCTTCAACGAAAGTCTTGCGTGTCGCTTCCCTAGGTTCAACTATTCCTTTAGGCTTGGATGACAAAGACAGGCCACGCATTGCCGCTAACTTTCAAGCCTATGTAGAAAGATAACGATGAGCGAGCCTATAAAGGACCCATACGGAAGGGGCTCAAATCGTGACGAACTCCCTAAGTGCTGGAGATGTGGACGAATCCTTGCGGAATACCTCACGGTCCCGTACTCACTCAAATGCTCAAGATGTAAAGCAGTCAACCAGCACATTTAAAGACGGCCTTATTAAACTTGTAAACAATCCAAAAGTATTTGCAGGACAAGAATGCTTTGTTGGACAGATGCTTTGTTCAATTGAACAAGAAGAAGCAGAACTTTTAAAAACAGCACTTTCCGATAAAAGAATCCGCCATGTTGATTTGGTGAGGCTTTGCGAAGCCGAAGGTTACAAAATGAGCGAAGCAACAATGCGCCGCCACCGAGCGCATGGATGTCGGTGCGATAAATGACGTTTGAGGACCGCGTGAATGCTCTTGTTGGTAAAGCCGAACAAGAAGAACACGAACCTCCCAAAAGAGACCGCAAGGCTCAATGGATTCCCGGTATTGAATGGAAAGGTGATGAAGGCGAAGTAACCACCCTCCCGATGGAAGGTGAAGTTGCTCCTGATTGGTCAGGCGTTCTTCGCATGTGGGGATTAGACCCAGAATTTTTTGCAGTTGTCGAACCCGTTTTATTTAACGTATGGGGCGACCCGCTTGGCGCACTCAATCGCCAGTGGAAAGGAAAAGTAGTTCGTATCCAAGATGCAAAAACAGATTACAACTTAGATATTTTAAAAGAAGAAATCAAAAAACATAAAAGAAACAAAACCTCAGTTATGTATGGTGAGGGTGTCTTCAATGTAGTTCTTGCAGATTGGCAGATGGGAAAGAACGAAGACGGCGGAACACCTGCTACGGCGCAGAGAGTTTTAAATGCCATCACAGCCGTTCTAAGCCGCGTAGAGGAGTTAAAAAGATTAAAACGACCTCTAGGTACCTTACAGATTATTTGGACCGGAGATAGCGTTGAGGGCTGTTTAGGCCACTATGAAATGCAGACCTTCTCAGTTGATTTAGATAGACGAGGGCAAGTCAACGCAGTTCGAACTTTGCTTCTTGAGGCAATCCGTCAATGGGCTCCACATTTTGAAAAAGTTAGAATCGTTGCAGTGGGAGGCAACCATGGTGAGAATCGTTCGAAATCAGGAAAAGCCTTTACAACCCTTGCAGACAATGATGACCTTGCGGTTATTGACCAAGTTAAAGACGCCCTTGAATTCAACCCCGAGACCTACGGTCATGTTGAAACGATTATTGCACCTGACCATCTTTCGCTCACGGTCGAAACGGCGGGGTGGATTCTGGGGCTAACTCATGGTCATACTGCAAGAGCAAGCGGGACCGCAGAACAAAAATTAAAAGGTTGGTTGAGCCGAATGTCTTTAGGCCGTCAACCAATTGGCGAGTGTGACATTTTGGTGACTGGTCATTACCATCACTTACGACAAGCCGACTGGGGAAGCGTTCATTGGCTTCAAGCCCCGGCATTAGACGGAGGTTCGGAATGGTTCAGACTAACAACAGGAGAACACAGTCAACCGGGAGTTCTAACGTTCGCAACGTATCCGGAAGTGAAAGTGAAAGACCTGCAAATCCTATGATGAGCGTTGACGACATAGCGTCCTATGCGGCTCAGTTGGTTCAAAAAGACCGCAATGCAGATTACGACCACCCGCTTGATAACTTCACCCGCATAGCCCGGATATGGGAAGTAATTCTTGATGCCCCAATAACCGCGGAACAAGTTGCGCTTTGTATGGTCGGAGTAAAAATCGGGCGCGAGGTTCATAAAACAAAATTAGATAACACCGTTGACGGTATTGGATATTTCTTAACATTAGCAATGGTTCAACAAGAACGTGCGGAGCGGGAACGTTTAAATAAACAAGAGCAGTGATAACATTTATGCGAACGAGTCCTTAGAGACCCCAACCGTTGTCGTGACCAAGAGTCCTATTCGGTACTGGGGTCCTTCCTGTCCAAAGGAGGCAGAATGGCACAGTACCGCGCACTGGTTGGAATTGATTACCCGCCAAACAAGCGAGCAGAAGCAGGCGAAATTGTTTCAGACCTGCCCGGCGACGCAATTAAATGGCTTCTTGAAGATGGTCTAATTGAAGACCCAAGCAAGCCAACTAAAAAAGTTGAAACACCAGCAGTTGAAAAAACTCCTGTTCTAAAAGAAGAAGTAATTGCAGAACCAGTTGCAGAAGTGACTGATGAAGCCTCAGAAGAAGGAGAGGCTGAATAATGCCTACTTTTCGCCACGGTAAAAACACAGTTGTTCTTTTTGATAAGTACGACTTAAGCCAATACTTTAACTCAGCAACAACATCTGCGATGGCAGAGACGGTTGAAACAACAACATTTGGCTCCGCAAACAAAACATACGCAGTCGGTATGAAAGATGGAACAGTAAGTTTTGAGGGTCTATGGTCTGGTGTTCTTGATACATCAGGCTCAGATGCAGTTCTTCATGCCGCTTTCAATTCAACAACAAAAATCCCTATCACTGTTGCAACGGAAGGCGCCACTCTCGGACGTCGTTGCAAAATGATTTGGGCAGACGATACTTCTTATGAAATTAAATCCGCAATTGCTGACATGGTAACAATTACTGGTCAAGCACAAGCAAGCGGAACTGTTGGGGGCTTTGATGGTGGAGTTCTACTTGCCGCTAATCAAGCAATTACTGCAACAATAGCAAATACAAGTGTGGACAACACCGCCGCAAGCACGAATGGTGGAGTTGCTCAATTGCATGTTACGTCTAATACGCGCAATGGTGCAATCACAATAAAGGTTCAACAATCAGCCAATAACTCAACATGGACTGATTTAGTTACCTTTACAGCAACAACTTCAGCAACAATTACTTCAGAAAGAATTGAAGTAGCCGCTGGAACATCAGTAGCCCGCTACGTTCGTGCAAACGTTTCGGGATTTGCAGGGTCATCCGGTTCTGCAACCATCACCGTTGGATTCGCAAGGAGATAAAATGCCAACATTTCGCCACGGTAAAAACTCGCAGTTCACTATCGCAGATAGCGGTGCGGTTGTTCGCGACATTAGCAATACGCTAAAGTCGGTAACAATGCCACGCTCTATCGAAACTTTGGAAACCACTTCTTTCGGTTCAACATCGAAATCTTATGTAATTGGTTTCTCAGATTCAACAATTTCAGTTGAAGGTTCATTTGATGCAACAATCGATGGATACCTTTCTGGACTTGTCGGTAATGACACAGCGAGCGCATTCGTATATGGACCAGAAGGTTCAACATCTACATACACCAAATACACAGGTACTGCATTCCTAACTTCATACGAAGTAAAGGGCGGCGTAGGGGATATCGTTTCCTACACAGCGCAGTTCCAAGTAACAGGTGCTGTAACACGCGGTACATACTAAAAAAACTTAATAACCCAATAACCGAGTCCTAGAGACCCAATCGAAAGAGAGAGTAAACGTGTCCTTAAGAGACCAGATTTTAAGTAGCAATGACATTCCTAAAGAACTTGTAAAAGTTAAAGAGTGGAATGTTTCTATCGAAGTACGAGGTATGACAGGTGCCGAGCGCACCCGTATCTTGGATTTAGCCCAAGGCGACGGCGGAATGAACTTGCAAATGGTTTATCCCGAAATTGTTATTTCAACAGCGTTCGATGCTGAAACAGGCGAAAAGATTTTTGCCCCTGAAGACCGAACAGCGTTACTCTCAAAGTCAGCAAACGCACTTGATGCACTAGCAACAGTTGGTATGCGACTTTCAGGTTTCTTAGCAGAAACACAAAATGATTTGGGAAAAGATTCGTCCGAAACGGTTATAGAAGATTCGTCTTCGAATTAGCACAAAGGTTGGGTCGGACTGTCGATGAACTTCTAAACGGCAGTCCGTCCCATAACCCAATCTCTGCAATCGAATTGGCGGAATGGGAATCACTAGAACAAGTTCGTGCTTGGGAGCAGGAAGAAGCAAATAGGAGGTGACGCATGGCTGATTACAATATAAAAGGCGAAATGACCCTCGCAACGGGGTCCTTTGTAGCCTCGGCTAAACAAGCGTCTGAATCTCTTAATCGTTTAAATGATTCAGCCAAGCACACAGGTGCCGGAATGGACCTGCTTGGCGGAGTAATGAAAAAACTTGCTCTTGGAGCAATGGCTACATATATTGTTAAATTGGGCAGAGATTCTGTTCAAGCCGCACAAACGGCGGGAGCGGCACAAAACCGTTTAAGAATGCTTTTGCTTGCAACAGGCGGAGCAACCGAAGACCAAATTAAAATTTTAAATCAACAAGCGACCGCGCTTGAAAATATGACGGTTGTTTCTAAAGATAACATTACGGTTGTTCAATCGCAATTAGCAACATTTGATTTAGGCTCAAAAGCAATCGCTACTATGACGCCCGCAATTCTTGATTATGTAGTTGCTGAAAAAGGCGCTAAAGCAAGCGCGGATGAATACCGTCAGATGACAAATGGTTTGGCTTTGGCTCTCAATGGTCAATTTGGCGCACTGACTCGAGTTGGTTTTGTTCTTGATGCTAAAACAAAAGCAGATATTAAATCCGGTACCGAAATGGAACGAGCCGCGGCAATTGTCCGTGTTTTAAATTCAACTTATAAAGATTTTGCCTCAACCGCTGGTGATACTGCCGCTGGAGCGCAACAAAAATTAGGCGTTCAAATAAATAATTTAAAACAATCATTTGGTGAAATGTTGTTACCAACAATTCAAAAAGTACAAGGTTTTATGGCCACTAAACTTTTGCCAATTATTAATGGGTTAATGGAAAAATTTAAAGATGGTTCTGCAATTCAAAAGTTTATAAATTTTGTTGGTTCTTTATTAAAAAATCTGTTTGATTTTGGTTCCGCCATTGCTTCAATTATTGGACCAGTTATAACCGACATTTTGGTTCCTGCTTTTATGCTGGCCGGAGCCGCAATCGTTGGAATGATTAGAGTTCTAGGAAAAGTAGGAACATTCTTAAAAGAACATCAAGGAATTATGGTTGTTGTTTCTGCTGTAATAGCGGGAGCCGCCATGGGATTCATTATTTTTAATGCGGCGCTATTTGCCCATGCGGCAATTCTCAAAATTGTAAAAGGCGCACAAATAGCATTCCAAGTTGTTCAAACAATAATGACTGGCGGTCAACTTGCTCAAATTGCAAGCACAAATACTCTTGCGGCTTCAATGCTTAGACTCAATGCAATCATGGCGGCAAACCCTATTGGTTTAATTGTCGCAGGTATCGCTGTTCTTGTTGCCGCGTTTGTTGTTGCTTGGAATCATTCTGAAACATTTAGAAAAGTGGTTATTGCAATTGCTAAAGCGGGAGTTATTGGTTTCGGTTATTTAATTGAATGGATTGGCAAACTAGCCACGGGTGTATTAAAAGTTGCATCAGGTCCTTTGCGTTTACTTCTTAAAGGATTAGCCTTACTTAAAGTACCGGGTGCGCAACAGGCTCTTGATGGTATTACGGGAGCAATTGATAACGTAGGTACATTTTTTGATGACGCGGCTAAAAAAGTTAAAGGTTACGCAGATAACTTAGACGGTTTAGCAAACAAAAAAATTAAATTACCGGGTTTGTCAATGCCTACAATGCCAAAAGCAACAGATGCCGCCGCCGCGGCTGGTTATCCAGATATCAGCGGCCTTGACCCGGGAGTAACAACAGCAACTGGCGATGATAAAAAAAACAAAGCCGCCGCAAAATTAGCCGCTCAACTTGCTGACCTTAAAAGTAAATTAAAAGAAACGCTTCAAGGCTATAACGATTTTATTGCTAATGATTTTGCCGTTGGATTTATTAATGGTACAGAAAAAGCCCGCGACACAATTCTCAAAGGTCTTGATGAGGCTAAAAAAGTATTTGATGCGCAAGCGGCTATTTTTGAAGCCAAGGGAGACAAGGGTGGTCTTTCCAAGGTAGAAAATGCGTTTACAGCATTAAATGAAAAAATTCGAGCAATGATTCCTGAAGCCATGAGAGTTGCCGGGGAACTTGAGGCAGTACAGGCAGAAGTTAAACTTGCTAAAGATGCTCTTGATTCTGCAATTAAAGATAGAGAAGAAGGCGCCGCTTCATTTGCACAAATGCTGGCAACTCCATTTGGAACACCAAGCGAACTTAGCACTGCCCTATCAAGCGCCGAAGCAAGCGTTAGTTCTATTATTTCAATGTACGACAAAATTAAAGATGCTATTGAAAAGCGCTACGCTGGTATTGACCCATCAGGTAAAAACGCACTGCTTGATGCACTCAAAAATCAAACACAGCAACTTGTGGACCTTGCGAAACAAAGAGAAAAGGTTGCAGAAGATTTAAAGGCGGCTCAACAAGCCTTAGAAGACGCAATAACTTCTCGCAAATCAGGCGCGGCTTCTATTGCAGATATCTTAGATTCTGCATTTGGTAGCCCTTCGGAACTTGCTAAGGCCATGAGTGGCGCTGAAGCAAGCCGCGATTCTATTATTGGAATGTACAAATCTCTCAAAGCCGCTATCACTCAACGCTACGCCGGAATTGAAGGCGGCGGCGCGGGAATGATTGATTATTTAAATAAGCAAACAGAAAAACTTCTGGAACTTGTTAAGAAACGAGATACTGCGGCTAAGGTATTGGCTGAAGCGCAGAAACATCTTGAAGATGTATTAGCAAAACAAGCGGAAATGAAATCTTCCGTAACCGGAAGTATGAAAAATTACGCAACTGCACTTGCTGATATTTCAAAAGGAAATAGTGCAAATACTATTAAAGTAATTAAAACTGCTACTGGCATGGTTATTACTCAAATGGCTGACGGCTCAAAGGGCGTTCAATCCATTACGGACCAACTCAAGACTCGCCTACAAGGTATTAAAGACTTTGCGGCTAACATTCAAAAGTTACTCGCTAGTGGTTTAAACAAAGATTATGTTCAACAATTATTAACTGCCGGACCTGAAGCCGCGGGAGCAACCGCGGCCCTTCTTGCTCAAACGGGCGCAGACCAAATTAATGAGATTAATGGTTTGTATTCCGCTATTAATTCTGAATCTGAATCATTTGGAACTCAAATGGCAGATACTTTCTACGGTAATTCTGTTGCTATGGCACAGGCAATGGTTGCGGGAGCGCAAGCGGAATATGATGCAATAACTGCCGCTATGCAAGGCATCACAGATAGAATAACCGCAACGCTCTCTCCTCTTAAGAATCTTGGAACAAACCTAGGAACAGACCTTGCTCAAGGATTAGTCAATTCAACACAAGCCAAGTACGACGCAATCATGGCTCAGATGAAGAAAATCAATGACGATATTGCAAAACAACTTGAGCCACTTAAGATTCTGGGAACAAACCTAGGAACAGATTTGGCACAAGGTCTTTACGATGCTCTTAAAGCAAAGGAAGCCGCGCTTATCGCTCTTGCTAAATCAATTGCAGACCAAATTGCAATGTACATGGCGCAAGCAATGGCATCTATTGGGGCAATGAATGCCGCAAATGCACAGGCCGCGGCAAATGCCGCCGCCGCATCTGCCGCCGCCGCGGCCGCCGCCGCCGCACTAGCCAAGGGTGCTTCTTCAGGTTCTTCGGGTTCTTCGGGTTCCTCGGGCTCATCAGGTTCTTCAGGGGCCGGAGTCATTGTTAGTTCTAATGCCGCCGCTCAAAGTGCTTACGATGCAATTATTGCTCAAGGTGGAAGTGTTGCAGGAGCATTAAGTTCTGCTCGTTACGCTGGTCAAGCCGATGCTTACTTCAAACAACAAGCCGCCGCACAAGCACCTTCAGGAATAAGTTCAGCAGAATCAAGAGGATTAAGTGACCGCGCTAATACTGAAAGACTTGCCGCCGCGGCACTAGCCGCCGCAAATGCAAGTAAAACAGTTATTGAAAGCGGTGCAATTACTATTAATGCTAATTCTGCATCTGATGCGGCAAGTGTAATTCCAGCATTTAAGAGAGCATTATTAGACGCACTGGACGCGAGGTAAAAAATGGCAGTAACAACGGTACTTGCTAACGCAGTTGCATCAGGAACAACCCTTTATACAATCACGGGCGGTTCTGCGACTATTCAAGCGGCTTTAAATGATGGTTCAGACGGCACTTATGTTCAAAAAGCCAACACCGTATTAGGTGGGGCGGACCTTATTATGGACTTTGGAACTTTAACCCTCACTTCTGCTCAACGAGTAAAACAAGTTCGTGTTCGCGCTCGTTGTTCAACTCCAAACGATTCAGGCAAAATCAATGTGTATCTTGGCGCTTTAATTACACGAAAAAATTATTTTTATACAGGTTTGGCTATTAGAGGTGCATATACTTCTGCTACTACTTTTACTGGCCCTTATTACACAGCCGCACCTGATGGTTCGGATTGGACTCAAACAAACGTAAACAACATTCGTGTTAAAGTTGAAGAATATAAAGACACAACGGACCGAGGAAAAATTTATGAACTTTATGTTGATGTGGATATTGCCGCGCAACCTTCTGTTGGAACAGTATCCGCACCAGTAAGCACTGTTTCTACAACCACACCAGACATTACTTGGACTTATGTAGATGCAACTGATGGTTCAACTCAAGAATATGTAGAAATTAAAGTATTTAGTTCTGCTCAATACAATGCCGCGGGATGGAGTGTAAGCACCTCAACGCCCACTTGGACCTCCGGCGCAATTGCGCAAACAGATTTAAACTCCGTTGTTGGCACCTTATTAGTCCCTGCTACTTATCGTTGTTTTGTTCGTGTTGCTAAAGATATTAATGGAAGTGCTTTCTGGTCTGATTGGACATATTCAGAATTCAACGTTAGTTACTCAACGCAAGCAGTTCCAACAATGGTAGTTGCTTGGTCTGCAACTCTTGCAAAAGCCTCTTTTACAAACCAAGGAACTTCTTTGGGTGCGGCTTTTACAAGTCAATACCATCAGATTCAGCGTTCGGATGATTCAGGCGTCACTTGGGATTACATTCGCGATGGAGAAAGAATTACTCTAAATGCCTCAAATCAAAGCGTTATTGCTGATTATGAAGCACCCCGCGGCATCACTGCTTACTATCGTTGTCGCGCCGTTGCAGTAGATTCAAACTCAATTGAATATCCTTCCGGATGGTCTGTAACTCAGCAAGTTCTTATTACTAATGACAATACATGGTGGTTCAAATGTATTGAAGACCCAACCCTAAATAAAGGCTCAATACGAGTCCTTAAAGAATTAGATGTTCAAGTAGATGAACCAAATACTGTTTTCAGACCGTTGGGCGCAACCAAGCCTATTATTGTCGCAGGTCCTTTACAGGGCGAAGATGGTGCATACAACATCAAAACAGTAACTGAAACTGAATGGGATGCAGTTTATCCACTTATTGTTCATCAAGGCAAGTTATTAGTTCAAGACCCTTATGGTAATCAAAAATGGATTCGTATTACTGACCGTAAATGGACAGCAGAAAGCCAAAGCGACAATGTTTACCGTGATATTACTTTGACCTATGTAGAAATCGCTGAATAATGTATGCAACAAGCGCGGCTTACAAATTAGCAATTGTTTCTGACCATACAGTAATTGGCAAAGCCGAAATTTGGAGTGCGGACAGAAAGTTACTAGACCTTGACATTGATTCAGGAAAAGTAAGCGTCAGTACATCCAGTTCAGTTCGACGTACTTGTGAAGTTCATTTGACAACAGACCGAACAACCGCAAATTTAGTTCCTGACAACGGCTTTGATTACTTAGCACCTTTTGGTAATCAACTTCGTCTTTATCGAGGTGTCCAATATGCAGACGGAACACAGGAATATATTCCTTTAGGTGTATTTGTTATTACTGAGGTTGAAGTCAAAGATACAAACGATGGTGTATCTATATCAATACGAGGAGAAGATAAATCTATTATCGTTTCCCGTAACAAATGGACTTCCAGTTATCAAATGGTTTCGGGAACGCTAGAAACCTCTTTGACGGCTTTGCTTCAAAATCGCTATGCAGATATTGAAATAAATTTTCCTACTACTCAAGTGACTATCAACCAAATTGTATTAGGCGCCGACTCAAACTTAGACCCTTGGAAAGATGCCGTCATGCTGGCTCAATTGGTTGGATATGACCTTTATTTTGACGTCAAGGGCGTATGCACCATGAGGCAATTTCCAACACTTGATGCGGCCTCTGTTGTGGCAACTTATGAAGAAGGAAATGGAACAACAATTACTTCTATTGATAGAAAAATATCAACAAAAGAAACTTACAACGGGGTTATCTATACCGTTGAGGGTTCTCAAGTAACCACACCAATTCGCGTTGAGGTATGGGATGAAGATACAACCAGTCCGACTTATCGTTATGGTGTTTTTGGTTCTGTCCCAACTTTTATTACTACAAACGTTATTGGTACGTCAGCCGATGCAATTAAAGCGGCTTCGCTTTTGTTAAATACTTATATTGGTCAACAAGAACAAATTACTTTTGAGTCTATGGTTGACGCCTCTCTGGACGTCAATGACGTCATCTATGTGCAGTCAGAAGGTTCAAAAGTGGATAGAACTGTTATTATCGATTCTTTGGATATACCGCTTGATTACAAAGGCTCACTAAACGTGACTACTCGGGTAGTTCGAATTGTTGGCGCAAATGAAATTGTTGCGATTGGAACCGTTTAATGGAAATTGGTCAGTTACTAAATACCATTGTTAAAAATAATCAGGACATATTTATTCGATTTGGGGTTGTTACTGCTATAACTACCCAAGCGGTTTCAACTACAACAGCAACCGGAAGCGTTGGTACCGCAACTAAAGCCGTGACACTAAGCGCGGCAAATAATGCTATTTTGCCCGGAATGGCAATAACAGGAACAAACATTTCTGCCAGTACTTACGTTTATTCCATTAACGGAGCAGATTTAATTATGACAAATGTGGGCGCGTCTATTAATGCCGCCGCCGCTCTTACTTTTTACTCAACTAGGGTTTCAGTCAAACCATCAGGTGCGGCGACCGCCATTACGGGAATTCGTTATTTATCTTCTTATTCCCCCGTAGTTAATGATGTTGTAATTTGCCTTGTCAACGATAATGATTTGGTTGTTTTAGGCAAACTAACTTAAGCGTTTCCCTAAACCCATATTGCTAAACACTTGTTATCCTTATAACCATGAATTCATTCCTTCAAGCCGCGGGCGCGGTGGGCATTATCGGAGGAGCAATACTGACCCTAGCCTTAGTCCTACAAAAGTTTGTCTGGAGCCCGGTGAAAAAATCCCTAATTGAAGAAGTAAAATCTGAACTTGAGTGCCACCTTGCGCCTATCCTCAAATTGGTGTCGCAATTAGAAACCAATGGAGGCTCACACCTTGCTGATAGAATCATAAGATTGGAAGAACGCCAGTCGGGCGTGGTAACTCGCCTAGACGACCTCTATGATTTAGTTAAGTCGATGAAGGAGATAAAATGAACCCTAAGTTTCAGTCAATGCTTGACTCATACGTTCGCAACCTAGCAGGACAGGTTGCCGCCGCGGTTGTTCTCGTTGGACAAGGCGCAAACCCAGCCTCATTTACATCTTCCCAATGGGCCGATGTTTCTAATGTTCTTTGGACAACTTTAATCCCAGTTGCACTTCGTTACATTAATAAGAAAGACCCAGCATTTGGCTTAATTGCAAAGCCGCTCCTAGAGGGCGCAAAAAAAGAAACCGCTAAAGCCATTAAAAAAACTGCCAAGAAGGCTCCGGTAAAAAAGACCACAAAGGGTAAGTAACCATGCCAATTTCAACGACGACCGTAGGAACTTCAACAATCTTTACCCCCACTGAAGTTTTATACGACCCTACAAATAAATTGCGCGTAGCAACTCCAGAATCACTTATTGATACAGACTTTGAATATGGCACACAGACAACTAAGTGGGAAAACCTTGCAACAGTAAACAATGTGCCATTTGCTTATCCAAGCGCTAACTCAATTCCCAACATTGTTTCAATGCAATATGTAGCAGGGTCTCGTCAAGTAATTATTACTTTAGGTTCCGGCGTTGCTCCTGCAAACGGCACTGCTATTTATGTTCAAGATTCGTTATTAACTCCAGCCAATGGTAACTTCATTATTGAAACAGGCGGCGGAACAACTGTATTTACTTATAAGGCTCGTTCAACAAATAACACATCATTTACAGCAATTTTTGATGCTAATAAAACAGTTGTTTATCAAGCAGTTCTTTACAGCAATGCGGCTATTGCGGCTCAAGGTTCTTACATTGTTACAACCAGCAACAAGATTGTAACCGTAACTTGCTCAACTCCACATGGTCTTGCAATTGGTAACGAGATTATTGTCACTGGTATTACGGGAACAAATCCACCCAATGGCGCTTATGAAGTTTGCAGTATCTCTACTCCAAACATTTTTAGTTATGTTGTAGATTATAACGCTGGTGTTCCTTCTGCTTTGACCGTAACAAGCATGAATGTGTATGTTCGTCCTTCTGGACAATTCTTACATCGACCTTTTGATGGTGGAGTTATCTTCTCATCAAACGGCAATTCAAATTATGAAACAGCCGTTCGCCAAACCCGTCGTTATTTCCGTTACCAGTCTGGTAAAGGTATTCAGATTTCTTCGGGAACAATTTTAAAACCCAGTCTTCAAGTAGATGCAATTACTGCTTCGGGAACTACTGCAACTGTCACGACAAAAGAACGCCACAACATTTGGACAGGCGCTCAAGTTACTATTTCGGGAGTAACTAACGATGGCACTTACAATGGAACTTTTACTGTTTCTGCTGTTATTTCTTATAATACATTTACTGTTACTTTGCCAAATACTCCTATTATATTAACTGCACAGGGACCATTTATTGTTTCCGTTGTTGCTTGGTATGGAGCAATTAATCGTCTTGGGTTATTTGATGACCAAAACGGCGTGTTTTTTGAATTTGATGGACAAACACTTTACGCAGTTCGCAGAACTTCTACCTATCAATTGCCGGGTCGTTACTCGGTCACACAAGGTTCAGACCAAGTAACAAGAACTTCTGTTACTTTCCCTACCGCTTCATTGACTCAATTAGTGCCAAATGATTATGTTGTAATTCGCGGTTCTTCTTACCGCGTTCTAGGTATTACAGACGACAATACATTTACAATTTCACCTTCCTATCGCGGTTCAACCGCAACAATGGTTCAAGTTACAAGAACAGTAGATACTAAAGTTGCTCAATCCTCTTGGAATATAGACAAGATGGACGGAACTGGCACAAGTGGTTACAACATTGATTTATCTAAAATGCAAATGTTTTACATTGACTACACTTGGTATGGCGCTGGTGCAATCCGTTATGGATTCCGCGCAACCGATGGTCAAGTAACTTATTGTCACCGTATTGCTAATAACAATGTGAATGCTGAAGCCTATATGCGTTCAGGAAACCTTCCTGCTCGCTATGAAACTTCAATGCAACCGCCATTTAGTCGTCTAGCCGCAACGCTAGGTAGCACAGATGTAACAATGACTGTTGTAAGCACTTCTACTTTCCCCTCTAGTGGTGTTTTATTAGTTCGAGATAACGCCAAATGTGAATATGTAACTTATACAGGAAAAACTTCTACTACATTTACTGGTCTTTCTCGCTCAGGAGCAGGCATTCCTGCTGGAGTTTCTTCAACCGTGGCTTCGGGTTCAAACATAGTGACTGTTGCTTCAACAGCAAACTTACGAGTCGGTCAAAAAGTTTATGATTTAACAACTGGTTATATTCCTGAAGGCGGATTTGTTCAATCTATTACAAACGCAACAACTTTTGTTTTAAGCGTAGCCGCAACAGGAGCAAATCCAACTTTAACAATTCCACCAATGGATGCAGGTTCGCCATTCGCTTTCACATTTACTGCATTAACTGGTGCGCCGATTCTTGTTGAACTTTCTCAACCAACTTATGCTCCAACAATTTCTCACTGGGGAACATCAGTAATTATGGATGGTCGTTTTGATAACGATAAGTCACTTATTTTTACTTACGGACAGACTGTCTTTACGAACATCTCCGCTGGTGCAACAAAGGCTCTTTTAAGTATTCGTGTAGCACCCTCTGTTGATAGCGGTATTGGTGGTCTTTATGGTGTCCGTGAACTACTTAACCGTATGCAGTTAAAAATGGTTGCTCTTGGCGTGACTTGTAAGACGGCTTCATCAAACTATTTAATTACCGCTGTTATCAATGGCACACCTTCCTCAGCAACTTCTTGGACAAGCCCTACGGCGGGTTCAGCGACATTAACCAACTCATCACTTGCTCAAATCGCCGACTATGGTGGCGGTGCTACAACTGTCGCTGGTGGAGAAACAACAGGCGGCTTCCTTTCAGGTGGTACAGATACACTTGACCTTACAAACTTGCGCGACCTAGGTAACGCAATTATGGGTGGCGGTTCATCTTTGGCTAACACTCAGATTTTTCCTGATGGACCCGATGTATTGACTTTTTTAGTAACAAACATTTCAGCGGCGGCTATCGATGTAGCAGGTCGTGTGTCATGGACGGAAGCCCAAGCCTAACTCGAAAGAGGTAAGCAAAATAGCAAAACATCTAAACTTAAAGACCCCCCAAGGTGCAAAACACTGGGGGGTTTTTCTTTTTGTTGCATCACTAGCGTTCTCATTTAATCTTTGCGTGGGAACAATTGATGCGTCGGCTACTTGCGTAACAACGGTGCAAAGTATTGCAACCGCTCGAACTGCTCCTGTCGTTTTAAATGAAACAGCAACAGCAACAGCGACTGATGGTACAACTGTTACTTCAACCCCGGTTATTGTTCAAGATACTTGTGGTGGAGATGACGTTTCGTATCAAGTAGCACTTCCCACAACTATTAATTTTCAAGGCACCGATTACAACGCAGTTTATGCAACAACAAACTCAACTATTACTTTTGGTCGTCAAGATAACGCATTTGCTAATTATCCAACAGCGCCTTCAATTTCAGTAAATGCTTATGACTGGGTAGTTCTTGACCCTGCTAACCCAAATCCCTCAAATGCCTATCCCGCTGGATGGAGAGCGCCGGACGAGCATTTGATTATTACTTCGAGTCAAGCGGGATTTCAAGTTGACTTAGCAGTTCGCCCTTATGGTCAGAACGCTAGTGCCAATCCGCTTTCAACAATTGTTGTAACTGCGGCTATTAATGCTGATAACACTTTAACTATTACTTATCTTTCAGATGTGCAAGCGGGATTAAATACAAGAACAGGCGTTCGTTTGCCTGATGGTCGCGTTGTTACTTTAGAAGAAGCCGGACTTACAAGAGTTTATATTGCGCCCGTTGTTACCGCTGAAGTCGTAGAGCCCGGACCTACTCCGACCCCTGAACCTTCCACTTCTCCAACACCTCAGCCAACTCCAAGTCCTTCTGTAACTCCTGAGCCTTCGCCAAGTCCTCAACCAACTTCCACGCCAACGCCACCTGTAATACCCTCACCGACCCCCACACCAACACCGACGCCAACAGCAGAGCCGACACCCACACCCACTCCATCGCCTACACCTTCTCCTTCTTCAAGTCCTCAATCATCTGCTTCGCCATCCGCAACTCCAACTGTAAATCCTGAACCTTCCCCATCGCCCACAACCAACCCAACGCCGACACCAAGCCCAAGCCCAACATCTCAGCCACCAGTAATAATTCCATCTCCTATTCCTTCCCCATCGCCTTCGAACGCGCCAAGTCCAACGCCATCTCCAATTCCGACACCCGCAATCGAGCCTTCTCCAACTCCGTCTCCATCAG